GTGCTGGGTGATGATGACCGGGCTGTCGTAGTCGATCAGGTCGACGCCGGAGCTGGTGGCTGCCGCGGTGTTGGCTGCGGAGACCGGCGTCAGGATGTTGACGACGGTGGCATTGCCTGCGAAGTTCTGCTGGCTCATGGTGCGGGATCCTCCTGGGTGGTGGTGTCGGACGTGGCTGCGGCGGCGGCCTTGGCGGCTGCCGCCTTGGCGGCGCGCGCCGCGGCCTTTGCCGCATCCTGGGCAGCCTTGGCCGCCGCGGTGCCGTCCAGAGCCACCTTGCTGGCAGCGGCCAGCTCAGTGCCCTGCACCTTGGTGAGCTGCACGGAGGCGCCGGGCTCGACGCGCTCGCCACCGATGCAGATGGGCCGGATCACCACGTAGGTGGCCTGACCGCTGTCGAGGGGTTTGAGGGTTTGAACCATCGGGGTGTCCTTGGGTGCTGGTTTCGCCTGCCTTCCGTCGCCCCGCGCGGCGCTCATGGCCGCGCGGGGGTAGACCTTCGGGCGAGGGTTATCAGGTGATGGACGTGGCCCGGCTGAAGGCGGCCGCCTGGCGGATGCCGACATCGACGGACTGGATGGCGCGGATGCCCGAGATCGCCGCACCGAAGTTGGCGAACGGGTTCAGCGCGATCTCCAGCATGCCCCACTCGGCCAGCACGGCCTGAGCGAAATCACCGAAGGTCATGGTGGCGGCGGTGATCTGCGTGGTGGTGCGGGCGCGGTAGCCCTCGACGGTGCCTTCCAGCACGCTGCCGCGCCACAAGGTGACGCTGTCGGTGCTGGAGATCCGCGCGCGCTGGGCCAGCAGGCCGGCCACAGCCGGCGTCGTGACGAAGCCGCAGTTGGGCGTGAGCGCGTTGCCGGTGGCCAGGTCCGTCTGGAACTCGGTCACGCCGGCCAGGGCCAGCGAAGAGCCGGAGACAGAGCCGATGCCGGCCGTCAGCGAGATGCCCGTGGGCTGGCCCGAGGAGCCGGAACCTTCCAGCACGGCCAGGTCGATGCCCAGCGCCATGACGCGGGCGAAGTCCTCCATGACCAACGCTTCCACGGCCGGCGTGCTCTGCATCATCAGCAGGCGGCTGATCTCGGTGTAGACGCCCAGCGTCTTGGGCGACAGCGCGAGCTGGCCAAAGGTCTGCTGGCTCTCGGTGATGGCCGTGGCCTCGTTGGCCAGCCAGTAGGCGGTTGCAGCGCCGGTCAGCTTGGGGATCGTGACGTTGCCGACCAGGCCGGTCAGCATCGTCATGCCCAGGCCGGCGCAAACGCTGCGGGCGCGCAGCAGGTCGATGAAGCTCTGCGGCTGCAGGTTGGTGCCCACCAGGTTGCCGCCGGCCGTGGTCGTGCCGACCGTCAGGTCACGCCGCTGGATGTCGGCCGGCATGTAGAAGCCGCCGTGCACCGCGGCGTTCAGACCGGTGCGCTTCAGGATCTCCAGGTGGCACTCGCGCTCGAAGCCGGCGCCGGACCAGTCCTTGTCGACCAGGGCGCGGATGGCCTTCAGCACGCTGAAGCGCTGCGTCTCCCCGCGGCTCAGGTCCAGGTTGGCCGCGGGCGTGGTGCCCTTCTGCGCGGCCGTCATGGCGTTCATGATGTGCGAACGCAGGGCCTCGGTGTTGGTGTCGCCGCGCTCGATGGCTTCGCGGGCAAGCTGGCGGCCATTGAAGCGCTCGTGTGCGTCACCAATGGCGAGCAGCTCGGCGGTGAGCTTGCGCTGCGCAGCGTCGCGCGCGGCGGTGTCCTGGGACTGGATGGCAGGGGCGGCGGGCGCCGGCGTGGCTTCGGGTGCGGTTTGCATGGCAGGGGACTCCTTGGAGCGGTTGGTGTTCGGGGGGATGACGGGGGACTCTTCGCCAGCAGCGCGGCCCACGCCGACCGAGGTGTCGGCCGGCACGGAGACGATGCTGACTTCGTAGGGCTCCCAGTCGTCGACGCGGTAGTAATCCACGCCGTCTTTCGTTTCGACCAGCTTGGCACCGTGGATCTCGTAACCCACGCTGACCGAGCTGCGGATGCCGTCGACCACGTCCTGGAACCACTCTTCGGCACGCGCGCTCCTCCCGAAGCGCACCACAGCGCGGGCAACCTTGTCCGCGCCGATCTGTACCGATTCGATGACTCCGATCTGGTCTCGGGTGTTGTGGTCGCACAGGAGCGGGGCGCCGCTCTTGATGCGCTGCAGGCGCATGGACTTGCTGGAGCAGTCGAGGATCTCGACGCCCCACCAGCGCTCATACGGTGTCTCGGAGGCGAAGGCCAGCTCGACAGTGCGGGCCTCCTGGTTGATCGCCGAGCGCTCGAACTGCATGCCGCGCTGCAGGCGCGAGCCGGGCTTCAGGGCGCTGGCGGATTCGTTGGGCTTGGTGTCCATGAGCACCGATGGTCGGGCTCATGGAGGGGAAAAGTCAGGGGGAAAAATGTCACTGCTGGAATGACGAAGGCCACCTGGTGGTGGCCTTGCATTGCGATACTCACCGTCGATCGGCACCGCGCAAAGACGCATGCGAGCCGCTAAAATAGCGAAGCCCGCCATGTGCGCTAACACAGGCAGGCCTCTGACCATTTAGTTTTCCTCGCACAACCGGCAGGGGATGGGATTAGACCGTCCACTGGTTGCTGGCTTGAGAGGCGGCAAACACGGTCTGTGTTTCCATCAATGCCTGCAAATGAGAAAAGGGCTCGCCAGCGTCTGCCAGTACAGCCCCTCGGGACCACATCGTTTTAGATTTCCCGGCCCACGCACTGTTGGTGCTTGGAACGTAAATGCCGACCTTGATGTAGGGCGGGTTTGGGTCAACGGTCGCCCAATGGTTACGTCCGGTGCTTCTGCCCACCATTGAGCCGTTGATGTATGTCTCAATGAACCCGTTTGCCAAAGACTCATTGGTGCCATCTGCCCAGCGGACACGCAGCCACACGGGAACCTCTTGCCCTGGGGCCACGGTAATGGAGCCAAGAACCTCCCCCGCAGGACTGCCATCGTGCGAACACAGCAACCGCAGTTGATTGCCCGTAACCTCGCCTGCAAAGCTCGGCTGTCGGTTCACTGCAGCCACATTGACATCGTGCATCTGCAACACAACAGAGTTGACTGTCTCAGGGAGCTGCTCCCAATCAGGCGGGAATACCACATTCCATGCGGCATGGAATGTGCGCCCCCACTGGTTGATGTTGCTGGGTTGCGAAAGCTCGGCTCGATAGCTGCCAGATACAGCAAAGTCCCGTTGGCTTGTTGTGGCTGCAAAAAGCACGCCCCGTCCACCAGTTGCAGACTCCAGTTTGAGCCTGTCGCCCATGCCTGTCGCCGCGCTTTGGTAGTCCCACCCGCGCACCCCTCCAGAGGCAAAATTTCCGCCTATCAGGATCGTCATAGGTGCCAGTTCTCCAGCGGCATGCCGGGGTTTCTGTGCAGGTAATCCGCAATCAGTGCCTGATTCAGAGAACTGATGTTTTTCGGCACTTGGTATGCAGCGGCCACGGCGACCCTGGCAGGCTTTGCCGCAATGGTAGGCCAGCCGCAACCGATACGTAGGTCGCTCGGACCACGGCAGTCTTTGCCCGCGACATTGGCGGCGGTGCCTGTGCCTTGCCTTATGCCGTCCAGCCAAGCAACCATGCTGGTGCTGTCGCCAGCCCCTCTGGGAACAAAGAAAACAACTGTATGCTCCGCGTCATCCAGCGCGTTGTTCACGCCGATGACGTTGTTTTGGCCGTCCAGTGCAACGACTGTTAAAATCAAGTTTCCCGCCGATCTTGCATCGAATATGTATCCTCCGACCGTCGATCCGGCGGCAACGCTTGCAGCAATCACCTCAGTACTGGCAGGCGTTGGTTTCCTGAAGCGAAAAACAAGAATCAGCGCCTGACCTTCCAGAGTGAATCCGGCTTGATCTTTGGTCAAAACCGCGTATGCCGTGCTATCCGCGCCGGTCGTCATATAGCCAGGATTGACCCACGCCTCACCATCGGTAAAGGTGGCGTCCTTGATGGCGACCGCGCCACCGGGCTTGAGGTTGCGCATGTCGCCCGCCGATTGTTCGCCGATCAAGTGATACAGGCAGCCATCAGCGACAACGGCATCGGAAACTGTGCGGATTGGTTGAGTTGGGATCATGCTGTCACCTGTTCATAAGTCGCATCAATGGAATGCGTGTTTACAAGCACAGAGGCGCTTGCCGAAAAATGCAGCGTGGAGATTGGCGCGTTAGAAATCAACATCACACACCCGCCCGGAGCAAGCTCATACAGCCGTCTTCGGGTGTCTTGCCCGGAGAGCAGTCCAGCCACTGCATTAGCTTCGTTGGCTCCGATGTAGAGTCGCTCCGTCCCGACCAGTGCGCCAGCACTGCCCCTTGGTTGCCAAGCGACACGGACGCGGGTAGTTGCAACCGGCATTGCCAAAGTGACCTGATCCGTTGTCGAAATTGCAACGGCACTTTGCACAACGCCGCCGCTTTGCCTCATCCAGTCGTTTGGCTCTGTGACGCGAAAAACAACCCCATCCCCTGACCCCACGGCTGTGCCGTCAGCAGACAGGCGCAGTGGCTGAGACTCCGGCGGCGTCAAGGCTGCATCCGTGTCAGTGGCATACCCAGCGCCCACCATGGCGGCGCCGAACGCATCGCTCACGGTGTAGGTACTGCCAGACGTCAGCAGGCTTCCGGACTCGCCCATTCGGGTTTGCGTCATCGTGATTCGCATCGTCATATCAGTCACTCCTTGGTCGGTTTGTCGCCGTCCTCGCCGTCGTCGGCGGGCTGCGGTTGTTGCTGCTGTTGTTGCTGACCACGCGCCGGCAGCTGGATGCCCATCGCCTCGCGCATGTCCTGCGCGGCCTTGATCTCGGACAGCACGTCCTCGTAGTCCACCCCGAGCTTTGCGGCGATCATCTGGGGCGACTTCACGCCGGCGTCGACAGCGGTCAGATCGGCGTCAATGTCCTTCTTCGGGTCGACCCACTCCCAGCGCCGGCCCTGGAACTGGTGGGCGCTGAACTTGTCGCGCTTGGCCATGCTGAGGCTGCTGCCGTTGGGCATGACCGCCAGGCCGAAGGTGAGCGCGGCGTCCAGGAAGGCAGGGTAGATGCGCTCCAGCACGGATCGGGTAAACCACTGCTGCAGCAACATCCAGCAGTCGCGCTCTTCGAGCGTGCCGCTGCGGATGCTGGAGAAGTTCACCCCCTCCAGGTCGTTGGCCAGGCTGTGGTACGCCACACCCAGGCCGCTGGCCGTGCCGCGCAGGTTGGCCTTGACGAAGTCCGCGAACATGTCGCTGGGGTAGGCCGGATCGAACGCCTTGAAGTCGTAGCCCTCGGGCAGCGTGTCGAAGGTTCCCGGGTCGGCCTCCGTCAGGGGTGTCGTGCTGCCATCGTCGGACACTTCCTCGGCGGTCGATACCGGCTCGGTACCGCCATCTGACGTTGTGAAGAAGCCCATCTTGCTGGCACCCACTCGGGCCGCGATGATCGCCGCGTGCTCGAACGCACCCCGGTTGTTGAGGCGCTCCATGGCCGCATGGGCCCATGGAACACCGCGAGCCTGCTCCGGATCTTCGGCGATGAACGCGTGGATGATGTCCTCGGCCGGCACACGCTCGTGCACCGCCAGATTCTGACCTTGCGCCGTGCTGTAGTTGTCGCCCGGGTTGCGGCTGCGGAGCCAGTAGTGGGTGGGCCGGCCCCAGGTGTTCATCTCCACGCCCATGCGGATCTGCGCCACACCGTTGCCTTCGGGCCGGTTCATGTTCGTGTCCAGGCGATTGATGTCCAGCAGCTGCAGCGCAAGTCCGAAACGGTTGCCTGCGTCCTTGCCCCGCACCAGGCGCACCAGGATCTCGCCGTCGCGCGCAGCCGCGGTGGCCATGATGTGGCACAGGCTGACGAAGTGGCTGCGCCCGGTCACGTCCGCCACCTTGCAGAACTCCGTCCAGGCGGCCTCAATGGCGTCATTGGCCAGCCGGTCGGGCTTCGGCTGGTCCTTCGCGCTGGCCGGCGGGTCCACCACCCTGCCCTGGAAGCGGAAGCCGTCCGGGCCGATCATGTTGACCTTGACCATCTGCAGCCACTTCTTGACGTACTCATCGTTCTGGGCCAGCACCCGGCTGCGTGCCCGCAGGGCATCCAGGCTGCGGAAGATGTCGGCATTGGCGCTGCTGGTGGTAGCCGACCAGCCGGCGGTGAGCCGGTTGACCTGGGCGGCGTAGTAGTTGCGCCGTGCGCGCTGCGGTGGCGGTACGCCGGCCCGCCGGAAGGCATTGCCGGGCTGCTGGCTCAGCCAGCTCTCCAGCACGACGCTGCGTTTCTGGGCCACGCGCTTGGCGTCGTAGAACGGGACAACGGCGCTGGTCATCGGGTGTTGAACCTTGCAAGAACCTGGTTTCGGGGGCGCCGCCCTGCCGCAATATCGGCCGCGGCCTGCTCGCGGCGGACTTCGGCCTTCAGGCGGTCGCGCCAAGCCATGAACGCCGCCGGATCCTGGAAGCGCTGGCTGCGGCCTGCGATCTCGTAGCTCTGCAGATAGGCCTTGGCTCCGTAGGTGGCCAGCGCCAGCTCTGCGGCGTCCAGCGCTTTCTTGGCCGCGCTGCGGGTGTCATAGGTCGACGCGGCAGACAGGTTGGGCTGGACGATGGCAGTGCCGGTGCCGACGGTGTACCGCTCGGAAGCCTTCGTGACCGTGGCCACCCAGCTGTACGTGCCGGCGGTGTAGCCGGCAGTGGTTGCGGCAGCGACCGACACCGCATGGTCGTCACCGCTTGCCGTGGCGGTGATGGTGAACTTGGCGGAGGAGTTGATGAAGGCGTA